TCAACACTGCAGATTGTTTCTTGGTAAGGATCCCATGTTCCTTGTAACTGCATTGGAGAGTAGAAATAGTCTCCAGGTAATCCAACAGTGGGGAGGTCTTTAATAATGTTTTGGGGATCGGAGCACCAAACGACGGATTCGGGAGCAGTAGTAGGGTTGACACTGGTAACAACAAGGTCAGCCATTTTAAGTGGGAACTTCTCGGCATCACTGAGGGTTGTGTCAAGCATGAACTGTAGCATGAAGTTGCTACGTCCCATAGCTGCTTCACGTTCAATAAGATCTTCATCACTAAATCTGTCAGGGTCAGTTACTTCCCAAGCTTTGGCGTTGTCTTCTATGTCTTGTTGCAGTTGGGGTGCAAGGAGACCTTCATAGTTAGCTAGCTTCTTAGGGTAACGTGCTGGCCATACAAAGGGTCTGTAGTTACGTTCAGCTAGCTTGCGGTAGATTGTAAAGGTTGTCTGAGGTGTACCTAGGAACATAATCCTAGAGTCAGCGTTAGGTGTCAGGATAGACTCAGTTTCAGTACAGAGTTGGAGAAGCTTCTCTCTCATGAGTTCTGTCATTGAGTTACCAGGAACCTCCACATCGTCTAGAATCATTAAGTCAGCCCTGCTACCAGTAAGCTGACCAGTAATGCCAACAGACTTAACCGAAGGAGCCTGGTGAGGTTTAGCCGGACCCACGTCGAAGGATACTCGGGACCATCTTTGATCATCTGATTTAGGTTTTAGGTGAGAAAGCCAAGGTACTTCAAGAATGAGGCGTTGACAGAAGATGGAGAAGGAGTCTGCTCTATCCTTAGAAGCAGATACTACCATAATCTTTTTGTCAGCGTTGTTGTAGAGAGTCCAGAGAACAAAGGCTGCTGTAATCCAACTTTTACCTACACCTCGGAAGGCTTGGATCTGTAAACGTTTAGGGCCTGTTTGAAGGTATTCTGCAATGCAGAGTTGAGCCCGTGTTGGGGGTGGTAATTTAAGGTGAGCCCAGACAGCAGTAAGAAAGTATCTAAAGTCTGATCTAAGGTTAACCTCAAGATCGTTTGTATGCATGTTATATGGCTCTGTGAGTGGCCTAAAGTATTCATCGTGCTAGATTGTACCTAAATAGATAGATAAGGCCCTTGCAGGAGCACAGAGGGGCCTTAGAGAGGTTATTTTCTTTTGCGGGTCAGTCTGCCTGCATCTAAATCAGCTAAATATTTTCTACCAGCTGGACTTTTCAGGTTTTTTGGTATATTTTTAGGATCAACTGCTAGTGGTTTTCTAGCAGGTTTCGGTTTGGTAGCAGATGTTGGTTTGGTAGGACGTGAAGAAGAGGCATTTCTTGAAGCAGCTTCCTGCTTCTTCTTCTTAGGAGTGGGAGGCTTAGGTCCGCTTCTTAAATTTTGAGCATCTGCTCCAGTAGCAGGTTTTGCTTTAGGCTTATCTTTCTTCTTACCAAACTTGTCTTCGTAAATTTTCTTGCCAAGTGCAGTTGCTTCTTTAATTTTACCTGCTTTTCTCAGCCTATCGTACTCTTTGTTACGAGAGTCAGCAGCATAAGCTCTTTGCTTAGCTGTTTTAGGAGCAGCTTTTCTTGACTTTGTAGGTGCAGTGGGAGTAGTTACGTTTCTACGAGTTGTAGGTTTGTCATTAGGCGATCCTTTGCCTGTACCTTCACCTGGAGGAATGTTAGACATACCCCTTTTTTTAGGTGTAGTAGGAGTCTTAGCTTTTGGCACAGCTCCCACACGACGACCACGGCTATTAGTTTTAGCACCAGTTGTTTTATTTTTACCAGTACCTTTGACTAATCTTTTTACCATACCAGGAACACGTGCGTAACCTTCACCACGATCAAGGCTATCTTTTAAGTCCTTACCTGTTTGATAAGCAGAAATAGGAAGAGCAATCCTTCCAGCAACCTTACCAGTAGTGGACAGTGCTTTAGAAGCAGCACCTGCTGAACGCATAGTAGCTTTAGGAAGCCTTAGTTGTGGTTTAGCAGACCCTCTAGTACCCATTTGAGTCCCTTTAGACGGGTTACGGTTAATGTTTCTGCGACGTGCACTTTTTGTTGTAGCTAAAGCTCCGCCTTTTTTACCAGGAGGTAAAGCTTTTTGTTTTGAGGAAACTTTTGTAGAAGTGGAAAACTCTGGTTTTGGAGCTGACCTGCGTACTGCTGTGCGTTTGCGTGTACCTTGTAAGCCGTTAGTGCGCTGACTAGGGCCTTGTTGTGGGGCAGTGCGTGGACCCTGAGCACCACGAGGAGTGGATGACACTGGGTTAGTCTTAACTTTAGTCTGTGCTGCCTTACGTGCCCGTTGTTCGCGAAGGAGGCGTTGTTGACGCTGCCTCATTGTCTCTTCAGGCTTCTTGCCTTTTGAGTATTTACGTGCCATAGTGATGATTAATTAATTGATGTGTTGGAGAATAAGTTGTTCACGGTTGGGATGAAACCCGTATTTTTGTCTCATCCATTCTAGCCAGTTGTTACTTCCTTTATCCTGATTACAGCGGGTACACGCAGGTACAAGGTTACTTGTAAGATCTTCTCCACCCATAGAACGAGGGTGAACGTGGTCAAGAGTGAGTTCATGTAATTCATAAGTTTCTCCACAATAAACGCAGTGACAATTAAAATGCTCTTTGATAGCACGCCTCCATAGGCGTTTTGCTTCTGGCGATGTCATGGTTATTAGGTTGTAAAGGTAGTGGTCAGGAGTAGGAAGTAATGGGGTCATCGCTTAATGGTTAGTTTACCGCGATTCCTGGCTCTGTTTTTCGATGGGTCTTCGCGGACGAACGTGCCCTTCGTGGTTTTGGAGAAGTCTTTTCCGCCTTTACCGTAGGCGTTGGCTTCTCTACGGGCTCTGGTGTGTTCGACACGGTAGGCGGTTGCAGATTCTGATTTACCATCTTGGACAGCCTTTTTGTTTTTATGTTGCCTAGCGGCTGCATTGTCGCGGTAATTTTTCGCACTCTTTTTTAGCTGGTTGTAGGGTTTTTTACGAGGAGCCATGCTTAACGTCTGATTGCTCGTTGAACTTCATCAAAATTAATTTCAGGCATAATATCAGCAAGGCCGCTGAGAGCAGAACCCTCAACGACCACACCGGTTATGTCATTTTTAGTCAGCCAATCACAGGCTGCTTTTAAGTCTTGTGTGGTAGCCTCGCCAGTTTTAATACGAGCTAGAAACTCTTTTGTGACTAGCTGGTGTAATTCATTAAACTGATCTTCAGTGGCCTTTTTATTTGCCATTTCTTAGCACGATTTGATCTAATTTGTTTTCGATACGTATCATGTGATCCTCCATTCGTTGGACCATTACTGATAGGTCAGCTTTTGAAACGTAGTCTTGCGCTACGTTTAATTCAATAGCGTCAATACGTCTGTCAAGACCACTAATGCGGTCATGTACGTTGTTTATTCTGTTGTGTAATCTATTATTTAAAGCTGCTCCACCACCTATCAAAGCGATTAGAGCAGTGACAGCTGCTTCCATTATTTAAGAGAGACAATAGGTACAACGTCATGGCATAACACTTCTACGCGACTGCCAGGACGAAAGGTAAAACCAGCTTTCATGATTTCTGTACATTTAAGAGCACGTACTAGCTCATAGTCCAACCGCATCTTCTGTTCGTGTCTACGTGCGATCTGTTTGCATGTTTCAACCATGCCACCATCTAGTGGTACGGAAAAGCCAATCTGTACACCAAAGTTTTGGGTACGTTGATACGCATCTGTGTGTACATCACCGCCCATATAAAATGGTTGGAATGTCATCGTTGTTCCGTTACAGGAGTTACTACCAGCAAAGACTTGTCTGGAGGGTGCTCCGTTGTTTTGGAACTGCACAGCTTGATTAGTAACGTTACCAGTAGCAGCCGCTACAGGATTTGCAGTGTTAGATACTGTTGGTTCTTCTGCGTAAGCTGGTCCTACTGCGAGAAGACTGACAAGGAAGTAGTAGTAGAAACTTGTTGGATGGCTTCGGTAATGTCGATTGTCTCGATTACTCCTGCCGTTCTGTCTACAATCTCTAGTTGAAATGGATCTCCAGCAGTGGTTACTGAAAACGTTGTTGCTGAATTTTCGATTGAACCACTTGGTGTTACGTTGGTTCCAGACCATGATTTATAAGCTCCTCCGTACACTTCTGTTGCAATTGTACGGTCAATATCAATAGTTGTTGTGGTAGTAGATTGCATACTACCTTGTGTAAAATTAGGTGTAACTGACTGAGCTGACACTGGTGCAGCTAGCAATAATAACAAGACTAATTTCTTCATTTGTTCTTCTCTCTAGAGATTGAAAACGTTGCCAAAGTACCGCTTAAAATAGAGGCTACATAAGTTGGGTCCATCTTCTCCATCCATCCTGCATAACTAGCAGTTAAGAGTCCGGCGGACCAGACAAGAACGACGAACTTGATAAGTCCTCCTTTTTTTTCATCTTGTTCCATGCTTGTTTAAGTATAGGTTTAAATAAACTAACTAGATGTTTAAACAACGAAGTAGCAGCTAAGGCTGCAGCTACTGATACAACCGCAGTGGAGGCAGCAGTAACTACAATTTCAGTACTAGGTACAGGTACTTCAATATCAGTACCGGGTACACTAAACTTCTGTACTTCTGGTGGATTTATTGGTGGAGTGTTTATTACCGGCTTAGGTTTAGCCTTTGGCGGTTCATCTTTAGCGTCAGGCTTAATCCCCGGTGGTGGTCTAAGGTCGCTAGGTGGTACCACCAAGGGCTTGTAAGACGGTATGTCTGCCCGTGGCACCTCTAGTATAGGTGCAGGTAATTGAAGCGGTTCAGGGAGCGTTATAGAGGGGAATACAGGTGGCTCACCTAAGCTAGGCGTCACCACTCATACTCGCTTATGTAAATTGTACCGCTACTACTTGACACAAGTTTGACTTCTATTGTAGAACCTTCAGGTACAGTGATGTACTCACGCTCATCAGTTTTAATAAAATGCTCAGCACTAGAACCGTTTAATTTAAAAAAACAATTGTGACCTGAAGGGTGGATACTAATCCTACGGCAATGACTGGACAGTACTTGGCTTGTGTAGGTTTGTCCTGGCTCAATGGCATATGCGTTTCCTGGGGTGTTATAGTACCCAGGATGCGTCCTTACGTCATCAATAATCATTTGTTTGGGAATAAACCGTTACGGATAAATTCAACAGCTTTGTCATCGATATCATTATCGGTTGACTCAACCAATTTGGTAAGCATGTCAATAATAAGTAGCTTAACTTTTTCAGACTGTAGGAATGAAAATAGTATTGGACGGATAAGAGTAATCATAGTTAATTATTCAGTAGGGAGTAAAGCACGACCAGCCGTAATAGCAGCGTTAAAAGGCGCAAGTTCTTCATCGGTCCAATACGTTGATTGAACTGTAAGCTCTAAATGCTTGACGTTGCGATCTAAACGATCAGTTAAATTGTTAATCTGTAAAACAATACTATTAACTAAATTTGCGGAATCTTGAGAAGCTTTATACATTTGTGCAATTTCTTCAGTTGTAGGTTCTTCAATCATTTTATTTAATAAGGTAAATTAAAAAGGCCCCGAAGGGCCACTTGAGATGTGATCGTGCCTTTAAGTATTGGCTTTTAGTAACTCCACTTCAGCTTTTAACTCTTGAATCGCTTTTACAAGTACTGGTATGAGTTTTCCGTAGGAAGCCTCTAAACGCTCAGGATTTTCGTCCATAACAAGTCCCATGTAATCAGCATTAGATGTGGACTGAGATAATTGCAGATCTTGTGCAATAAATCCTGCCTCATATGTTCCGTCTTTACCGTTACCATCACGGGTCTCCCATTTAAACTTAACGGGACGCAAATTATCAACAAAATCAAGACCAATTGGGATGTCTTCTACTTCAGTTTTGTCGCGGCCATCGGAAAGTCCTGTAATTGATTGAGTGTTACAACGCAATGTGCTGATTGCGGTGTTACCTAAAGTAATTTCATTGCTTACTGTAGTTGAACTAGCCGATGAATTATATCCAATTAAAGTAAGATTGCTCCCCGTAAGCGCTACGAACGCACTAGCATTGCTCCCGAGATAAGTACATTGACTGCCGGTTGCAGAAAACCCAGACCTAGCTCCGATTGCTGTCGAATTTGAGTTATCAGTCACGCTACGCAGTGCTTCCTCACCTACCGCCACGTTGCTCTGTCCTGTCTCTAGCAAATAGAGACCTCTATACCCGACTGCCGTGTTGCTCCCTTGTCCAGATGTGCCGTTATAAGTCTCCAGCGCAGAGGTGCCTATTGCTGTGTTTTTACCACCTACTGTGGCGGTTTTTAAGGCATTTATACCAAAGGCCGAGCTGTTGCTGTTAGAAGTATCAGCATTAAATGATCCTGTTCCTAGTCCAAAACTTGTACTTGCTGATGACGTATCCGACACACCATCAGCCCAATATCCCTCACCACTGCTATCGGCTGTTAAGATTTGACCTGTAGATGGTAGTGAAGCATTATCTTTAAGGATAAAATTAATACCAGGAACACGGAATTTGGTAATGCTAGTGTTGCCTAATGTAATTTCGTTAGATGTGTCTGCCGCGCTAGCTTCGGCGTCATACCCTAAGAGTAAATTGTTTTGACCTGTGGTCGTTGTATTACCAGAACCGTAACCGACAAATGTGTTGAAGTTGCTTGTTGATAATGATCCCGCATCTCTTCCGACAGCAGTATTATTAGATCCAGAAACGGTGGCGTCTAGTGCCTGAAATCCAATCGCAGTGTTGTTGGAGCCAGTTTCACAAAGACGTAAAGCGCTGCGACCCAACACTGTGTTTTGACTCCCGGTTTCAACCGCAGCTGCTGCTTGATAACCCAGAGCCGTGTTGCTGCTTCCAAATGTTTCAGAATCAAGAGCACTCGTGCCGATGCCAAGGCTGGTCGATGCGGCTGCTTGAACAGTAAAGTTAATGCCCGGAACACGGAACTTTGTGATGTTTGCGTCGCCTAAAGTAATTTCGTTATCAACAGTAGTCGTACTTGCTTGCGCCTCGTAACCAATAATAATGTTATTTTTCCCTGTATCTAAAATAATATCACCAACAAGCTGAGCTCCTGCGTTATATCCTAAAAATGTATTCTTATTACCTTGAGATAGTGTGCCTGAATTAACACCAACAGCAGTGTTTTGGATCCCAACAGTATTTGCCTCAAGACTCTCAGCACCAACAGCAGTGTTTTGGCTCCCAGTAGTATTTGCCTCAAGAGCGTCTGCTCCTACTGCTGTGCAGTTGGTAGCTAAAGTATTACTCAAAAGAGAGTACGCTCCGATTGCCGTATTGCTAGAAGCATTATGACCTGTCGAACCTGGAGAACCACTACCCATCCCAGACAAAGCCCGATAACCAAAAGATGAGTTTCTAGAACCAGAATTGTAATATCCTGCAAAAGATCCAACATGAGTCTCCTGACCTACGCCCGCTATTGTTCCGCTCAAAAGTCCAGCACCATAGCCAATATAGACACAGCCAAAAATGCCACCAAGCGTGCTATCAAAGTTTTTACCAGCGCTATTACCAATGGCAACAGAGCCGTAAGAACCAATATTTGAAGTAACCATACTGCTAAAAGCATCTTTGCCGATAGCAATATTTCCAAATCCAGAAGTAAGATCTGTTAAAGCATTTTCACCAATAGCAATGTTATGACCACCCGTCGTTGTTTCTGCATCTAGTGCTGTTGAAGAACCAATACCTAAACTGGTAGAGCTACCACTACTATCTGTAATTCCTCCAGATGATGACCAGCTTAAATTGCCAGCACCATCAGTTGTAAGTAACTGGTTAGGGGTTCCCGTATCATCAGGTAAGGTTAAAGTATAACTAGCACCCGCACTATGTGAAGGTGATTTAATTTTTACACCGTAGCTATTTTGATCACAATTGAGTTGAATAGCAGCATCATTACCTGTATTACCTTTGATTTCAACAACACCAGTACCATCTGGAGTTAGTTTAATGTTACCGTTAGTAGTGCTAGTATTGATTTCTTGTGCTTGTACATCTAAAGGACCGCCAAGTTGTGGAGCTGTGTCTTCTACAACGTTAGCAATTGCTCCAGTTGCAATACCTGCAAGCTTTGTTGCTTCAGCCGCTGTTGTGAATTTATGAGTGGTTGATGAGTCGTCAATGTCATCCGCATCAAGCACTACTACTCCGGTCTGAGTATTAACACTATCAACTGCACCGCCACCACCACCACCGGATTGAGGAACCCAGTCGTAATCGGATCCATTCCAGCTAAGTACTTCATTACTACCTGCAGTGGATTGGTTTAAATGTGCATCTACATCACTATTTGCATAATTAGTAGCACCAGTTGCAATACCATCTAGTTTCGTACCATCAGTTGCAACATCACGACCATCAACAGTACCAGTAACAGTAATGTTACCAGTCACAGTAGTGTCTTTGAGGTCTACAGTTTCAGAAACTTGGTCAACTACAAGAACATTACCAGCTTTAAATTTACCAACATGATCTGTACTTGATTGCCAAACCTTACCACCATTTAACTCAATGACTTGATTAGCTTCAATAGGTACACCACCTTCGTCAGGATGATCACTATAATTAGTACCTACACCAACAAATTCAAATGTATGTCCACCAGTACTAATATAAGAACGTAAAGCAAAAGCTGCAGAAGTACTTGTAATATTACCAGTAAGACCAGAAGTAAGCGTTACATCCCATCCAGAACCGTTAGCAACACTACTAACAACACCATAATCAACACCATCAATGGTGATCATCATGTGGTTTAAAGGTTGTGAAACAGAACCGTGGAACGTTCCTTGACTTAATGCACCAATAGTTACTGTTGTAGAACCACTACCTGCTCCAACACTAGGAGAAGAAATAGTAGCAGATGCAATAGCAGCTGGACTCTTGCCATCAGCAATAAGACCATAACGGCCAAAGTCACTAACACAATTACTTAGATTAATCTGTCCACCATTCTTAGCTTTAGCGTGGTAATGAGTGAACGTACCGAAGAATGATACAAGTTGTGCATAACCATTGTTAGTTACAAGTACACCAGGACCATCAAGACAAATCTGTGTAAATGCATCAACAACCATACTACGAATAGGACTTGAAGAGCTGACTGCAGCACCATCAATTAACAAACCACCACCACAAGGTGCTGAGGTTTGGTCTCCTGCTACTGCACTATAAGTTTGAGCATCAGTAGACTGGAAAGTATTAGGATCAAAGTTTGCATTATCAAAATGTGCATCACTAAAGTGTGTACAGTTTTGGATGTAAGGACTCTTCAGAATAATAGGTTGGATGTCAGTACGGAACCTAACAGCAAAAGGTTGGTTACTAGGTAAACCATACGTAGCATCGTTATCTAAACTATTATTTCTGCTACCTTGATCAGCTGTAGGAACTTTAAGACCAAGTAAGGTTAAATTAGTAATATAACTACCGCTGGTAACCTCAAACATACTGTTGGTTTCAGTTGCAACTGTAGGATGCACAAAACAGCTACGCAAAGATGTACCAACAATTGAAACATTATTCTTTTCAATACGTAAAGGTAAGGTTTCTTGATACACACCAGGTGCAATAACAATCAAAGTACCATCACCACTTACAGAAGCATTGACTAATTCCAACGCTCTTTCAATTGATTGTAGAGGTGCTTGAGGCAGAAAACCTGTTACATCTGACGCATCACTACCATTAACAACATCAACATAACGTACAATAGTAGTACCTTGTGGAATGTAAGGTGTACCAGAAGTAACTACTTTCCAACCACTTCCATCCCACATGTTTAGTGAATTAACACTAATAGTATTATTATACCATAATCTACCTAATTGTGTAGTGGTAGGAGCTGATGTACTAATAGTTAGATCATGACGTTTAGCAATAGCACCAACAGTAGCTATTTTATCGTCTTCATTAGCCCAAGTACTAGCATAAGCGCTTGTTTGAACGATATCAGCAGTTTTAAGTTTAGCAACATCAATAGTGTTGTCAGTAATGCCAATTTCGACTTCACCGTCAGTTGTATAATCAACGTTAACTGGGTTACCATTTGTACCATTATCCTGCTCTTGAATGCGGACGACACCCTGCTGGTTAGCAGTACCTTTATCAGCAGAAATAACAGCATCACCATTGGTATAAGTCACACCAATAGCATGTGCCTCGTTAATAGTTACAACACCTTTGTTAGTCTTAGAGCTGTCTTCACCAGAGATTACAGCATCACCATTGGTATAAACAACATCAATGCCCTCACCTTCATTAATAGTTACAGCACCTTTATTAGTCTTAGAGCTGTCCTCAACAGAGATAGTAACCTGTTTGTTAGAGTTAGTACCACCAGTAACATCAGTAAGGTCAATGGCTTCGCCTTCTAGCAAGTCATCAGTAATGACCTTACCAAGTTGTGCTCTGTTGACAGCATCATCATCACTATCTGCATCGGCAAGGTTCTCAATCTTGTAACCTTGTGCAGTATAAGAGTTATCACGCTCCCGTGACTCAATGACGTTACGGTTAGCAGTGTTAACCGCCTCCTCAGCTAGGAAGCGGATCTGATCAAATGAATCGTTTAAGTCTTTTGCTCTGATCGTAGAGCCAGAAACAAACGTAGCAGCAGACGTATCGTCTGTAGTACGCTCAACAACAATGTAATCCCCTGCTGTAAGGGCTGCATTGAATGTAAATGTACCGTTATTTATGGCTACAGTGTAGTTAGTCAGAGCAGTGCCCTGAGTAATGTCCCCAGAAATAACCTGGGGATGTGTAGCGTCGGCAGTAGAAGTAGTATTTTGTTGTAGCTGAAGGACCGCATTAACGTAAACATCAATGTCAGTCGGTTCAATGACCACGAATGGTACGACGTATGTAGTTGTAGACCCTGCTTGGGTATAGTCTTGTCTTGTAACTGCCATTGTTTAGGGTAGTTTAAGGGTATGGTTAGCGTGGAAGTTTCATCAGCTGTTCAATGATCCGTTCTGTAGAGTTAGATTTCTCTAGAGTTTGTATAGTCTTTTCAGTGTCAGCTCTTTCAGCAAAGTCAGGGAACTCTTTGTAGAACTTATCAAGTGCTATCTTTTTTTCTTCTCTAAAAATAAACTGAATATCTGAATACCAACCTTGGCCTAGCTGGTCACGACCTTCTAGTCTACCTGCTCCTTTTTCTTTTTTGTAGGCTTCAAAAGCGTTTCGCCATCTACGGCTTTTAAACAAATTCTCAAGGCGTTGCCTAAGCTTACCTGTAGAAAGATGCCTTTGCATTCCAGACATTTCTTCTGAACTCAAAGGTATGTCGTTATGTGTACTAAGCTCGTCTGGCATGTTGTAACGCATTTCAAGTAACAATGATTTAACCTCATCATCACCTTCTGCTACTGTAATAGGTACAGGGTTGAGAGTACCTAAAAGACGAAGAAGGGGGTTTTCTGGCCCATACGTTAGTTTTTTACCAGTACGGTCTTTGCTTAAAATATCATACTGAGCAGGCAGTCCTGATTTCATCAAAGCATCTTTTTTTATAATCATTTCTCCTAAAGTCTGAGCTTCTCGCTGAACCCCATCCAAAACATCACCTACACTCCTCATCATACCTGACATAGGTAAGTGAGATCTTATAAACCTAGAGCCAGTACGCTCAAGCTCACTTCCTGCAGTTTCTGGGTTAAGAACTCTTGCAAGATCTTCTACTCCAGAAAGCATGGACTTGTCAACAAGAACACTTCCTGTCATAAAGACAATCTTTTTAAGCAAGTCGTCCGTTAGGTCTTCACCAAAAAGATGAGCATTATTAACTACATTAGCTGTCATAGCAAATAATGTGTTAAACGGTTCAATGTTTTTATAAGAGACGTAAGTATTGGTTCCTGGTACTTTAAAAGAGTTGAAAGGAATCTTCTGCTGTTGCATGTTTTTTCTGGTTTCTTTATCAATCGGAGGATCACCCGTCATGTTACCAGCCAAAGCAGCTAGTGTAGCACCTGCAATAATAGTACTACCCATATACATACGACCTTGCAGCAAAGCTTGTGCTTGTCCTACAGTTTCTTTTGTTAAGCCGTATTTGGCTAAAACTACAGGATCTGTGCTTTTCATAATGTCCTTATGTTTCTGCAAAATCATCTGCAAAGGAGTGTGCTCAAATGAAAGCTCTAATGCGTTAAAACCTGTCCTTACAAAGGGGAAGAATGCTTTCGCAAAGGGTAAGTCAGCAAGCTGCTCAAGTGCCGCAAGATTGCCCTGAAGTGGTCGTGTCATCGCAGCTTCATCTCCTGCCATTTTAGCAGCAGCATCAGATACAACGTACCGTCCTTCACGATTTTTAGAGAAAATTTTATTTCTGAATTTCTCTTCAATCTTAGCTGCTAGCTTAACAGCGTCTTTAAGGTCAGCTCCTTCTGCAAGAACTTCACGAGTAGCAGCAGCACGCATCTCCATACGACCAACAATAGTACGAGCAAAGGCATCACCTGCACCCATAGCATTTTGGCTGTACTTCATAAATGGGTGTGTATTAAAGTTCACTAGCCTGTCAGTGATACCATAAGCCATCTTATCTTTGAAGCTACCGTAGCGTTCAATCTTTGGCTTTAGGCTCTGCCATTCAGCTAAATCAGACCCTATATCATACTTAGTATCATAGCTCATTGTTCTACGATTCAAGCCTTGATCCCAGTTATGCTGAAACATTTTAAAGCTTTCACCAATAGCTTTACCATAAGCATCAAGCATAGAAGCTGCAATTACAGCGTCTTGCGGATTGCCCATGATTTTAGCACCCATGTAAGCTTGTAAAGGACGCATAAATGCGATCAGGTTAGTACCACCAATGGCTTTAATTGAAGTAATTGGAGCACTTAGAATAGAGTTATAGAAGACTCCTTGGATCTGCTTACGAATCTCACCTCTGATCTTTACGCCTCGGATGTTACCACCAAAGATCTTAGCCTTAAGAAAGTCATACATCATTTCAGCTGTAGTGACATCAGGCATCAAAGCATGGATTTCCATAAGATCCTTCACACCTTGAGTATCGCCATCTTTGGCCATCTTTCTCAGGTGATCAGTCATCTTAACTACTTCGTCTTCCATGTTCTTGATCTGCTTGAGAGTAGACTCTGTGTATTCAACAGGAGCTGCAATCTGCTGAAACCTACCGTCAAGGCCCCACATGTAACCAATCTTCTTATGCTCAATAATTGCTACTTGCATGGCATCAAACACTTGAGAAGCTTGTTGATAGGAACCACCACCATGGACTGCTCCTGTAGCAATGTTCTGAGCTTTTTTTGCCAGGGTGTTAATTGTAATTTGTAGAGCTGCTTTTTGAAGAGGGTCACCAGTAATGATCTTTACTTTGTCCCCATCCTTTACAAAATTATGAGATTTGTATTGACCAGACCCTTTTAGATACTCAGTGAATTTTTTAGTAATAACATCAATCTCACCACCACGGTCAAAGATAGCAGTCATGTCAGCAGTTTGCTGTATAAGAAGCCTCTTGATATCATCAAAGTTTTGAGTATCATCGGCAAGAGTAAAAGCTTTACGCTGAGCCATTTCAGCTAGATCGGAGGTCGCTTCCTCAATATACTCTATAATATTTTTATCACCACGAGCAATTTGTCTTATCCTAGCTTCAGTCATTAGTGTGGTAGAAGAGGATCCTCTGCCTCCCCTCTTCATGTCCGTAACACTTTCTCTTAAGTTAGTTTTAAAAGCATCATCTGGTACACCGTAAGTACTCTTTTCGCTAGCATTGAACTGATCAGGATTGTTAAACGGATCAGCCTCTCTTCCAGCATTTTCTAAAGCTTGCTTAGTACTTTGGTTTGTTTCAAAGTCAAAAACATCATTAGAACCTGCTCCACGTTGATCAGCTAAAGTTTCGTAGTCAGTAGAGTCAGCGGTAGCTTTTAAATCTTTTTTGGTTTTGTTTAGGCTTTTAAGAAGCTTAGCGTCCCCATCTTTTTTAGCTACTTTAATCTGTTCATCAACTTGCTCTAAGACTTGCTGAGTATTATCCTCTTGTTGTTTTAGATAAGCAGCATACTCATCTTTATCTAGGTACTTTTGAACAAACTCTCGGCGGGGATCTTCAATCCGAATACCCATGCCTTGAGCGTAATTATCATCAGCTTTTTCTTGAGCAGCTGCTCTAGTCTCAACGTCACCTCCACTTAATGTTTTATCATATGTGTCATTGACTATCTTTTTAACTTCCTCAGGAGTAGCTCCTTTGACTTTAGCTTTAATACCCGCCCTACGTGCTTTAATAAAAGCAACAAGAGGATAAGCTACTACATTCATACCTGCACCAACAAGAACAGTCTTAATTCTAGCAGTCCAAGGATCATCTTCATCAGTAGTAGCTAGAGCGTTAGACAGCCAAGAAGACATCCAGGGTGTATGCTCATTGACCATGTTCATAAGGTTTTCGTCTTCAGCACTGTCTGAGATAAGCTCAGCAGCAGCACCGTCGCCTAAAACCTTAGCACCTTTACCGACAAGGTTCAATGCTCTGATACCTCGTTCGCCAACACCAAATGATCTAGCAAAAGCAAGACCACGGGCACCAACACGGAGTCCTCCACCAACAGCTCCGCCTACACCACCTGTAGCAGCAGTAAGTAAGCCAAACTCTACAAAACCACGGGCAAGTTTACCAAGACCTGTTTTGTTTTCTGGAGTCCATTCATCAGGCACATCGAGCCAGCTACCATCACCAGCAATGTAGTCATCACTAAAAGGGTTCTGAGTCTCGTCTACAGGGCGTCCAAACAGCATGTTAAAGCCCGTCTTTAGGGTATCACCTGTAAGCTCTGCGAAGCCTCCTACGCTCTCTACAGCGCCAATAGCACCGCCTCCTAGAGCAGCGCCTGTCTCTGAAATAAAAGTAGGCTCTTCATCTTTAGCTAGAGCGGCAGCTATACTAGCATCTTGCTCTGCTTCAAGCTGAGTTTGTGAGTTGATGTACTGGTTTGTAGCTTGGGTTTCTTGAAAATTCTTTAGAAACGATTCACCGTATGCGCGAGCAGCATCAGTCATGCCACCTTGAAGCTCTGTATCAAGAGGCGGTGTGTTAAGTTCGTCTTCCATAATGATTACATTCCTTTATAATAGTTTAAAACACCGGTAGTGTATTGACGCATAGAATCGTAGCCACCTGCTGTTCCATAAGTAGTGCTATCATAGTTAGCTACACCTCTAGGACCACCGTACCACTCAGCAGCAACTTGGCGAATAGCAGTGTCAATATTACCACCAGTGCGAGTTAAAGCTTGCCTTAGCATATCATTGATAACTGCTTGTGCTAGCCTTTCTTGGTACTCGCCATCATTAAGAAATTCTTGTTGTGTAGACTTAACACCTAAACCATACTTAGCTCCCCAGTTACCTGGATTACCTGGCCTGACGTTACTCCACAGCATTTGGTACTTACCCAGAGCGGGGTCAGTATCGTTTCCTGTAGCAGGATCATCATTCCTGACCTTGTATTTACTGTCATCAAAGCTGCTGGATTCTTTAAATCCTATAGCACGCAACAGGTTTGCAGCACTAACACCACCTACTTGACGTAGTGTGCGATTAGCTAGGCGAGGACTAGGATTAGCAATCATAGCTCGACGAAGCTCAGGGCGTTGATTTAAAACGTCTTCCAAAGTTTTCACCTCAGCAGGCAGTTCAACAGGCTCTAGTTTGTTACCGTCTTTATCTATACTTAAATTTCTCTGAAAGTTCAGGATATCAAATGCTGAATAGCGTCCTCCGCTTTTCTGAGCTAGATCGTAAAAAAATTTAAAGGGCCTCCCGTTGGGATCAAGTTGAAGATCACGAGGATCGTTGACAATAAGTTCATTTCGTAATAAGTCAGGGTTTGCGTTTAGTCTTTTATTAACAGCTAATTGTATGTAATTTCTTTGTCTATCAGCACTCATTTGCGCTGGCGCAGATTGAGGAACGTAGTAACCAAAACCCTGCTTATTAATGTCTACATAATACTTTCCACCTTTTACTGGTGCCTTAAGATCGTTTTCTGCTTCAATCTGAGCTACCTTACTCTGATACGCATATCTTATAGCCTGAGCCTCTGACATACGTGTACCATCTTCATTAGTTTGACCAGACGTAATCAACTGTTTAGCAAGCAGATAAGCTTCTTTTTGAGCATCAGCTTCTGCAAACTCATACCCAGAAGCCCCTGCAGTTAAAGAGTTATAGCCTTTAAGCTGTCTCTTTAAAGCTGCTTCAATTTCTGTTTCACCATTTTGAATTGCGTCTTTATTATCAGACCCAAAAGCTTTTTCAACAATAAACTCTTGATTATCGCTTACAACTTCTGGATGCAATTTCATTGCCTGTTCTCTGGTAATCTCACCTTGGCTATCTATAAGCTCTTTAGCACGTTCTCTAGAGTCATCCTTGTTAAGAATTAAAGGGTCATAATTCAAGATTGCTGTCATCGCAAGCCTGCCAGCTTCTGAGTTTTTAAAAAGTGGTAGATCAGCTAAGATTTTTTTATCTTCATCACTAGGAGGGTTCTCAATAAAACTAGCAAGTATCTCATTTTTCCTTTCCTTTACTTTCGCGTCTTGAATTTGGTTGTACCTTAAACGCTCGTTGTAACTCTGATCCTCAACAATCCTTGTAAGCTCACCAACGCTAAACTCATCCCTATACAGTTCTGTCAAAGACTTGTTACCTGCAGGGGTTTGGATCTTTGCAGAGTCAATCACAGGTATCAACTCCCTAGCTTTTTGCCTGTCTATAGAAGCTATGGTAGTAAAGGCTGTTTTAAGATAACCACGAGCAGTTACAAATGCTTGAGGATCACCTAAATTTTGATAGATCCTTGGAGCGTTACGCATCCAATTAATCAAAGCTTCTTTTGCTGAAACAGTTCCCTGACCAGCCCACGCTTGTGCTAGTACGTTCTGCTCACTGTCAAGATTATCATAGTTTTGTTTGCGTAGGTACTCCTGAACAAAAACTTTCCTTTGAGTGTTGATAGCAGAGTTGAGTTTAGGTAAGAGTTTAGTAGCTCTAACCTTGTTACTAAGACCAGACGTATCGTTGTTTAGTAAGTACTGCTGTTTAATGTAAGCAGCAGCATAGTCCCACTCTTCTCGTCCCTGCAGATCCTTAATTTTAAAAAACTTACCTGTTGTAGGAGAAAGAAGCTCCTCTTCACTAGTTTGTAGTTCTGTGAGCAGATGTGCTCCGAACCCTTCGCCTACTTGGTTGAGTGCTGCTAAATCCCAGCCTTGCTTGTAGTACCGTGATCCACTACGGATCGTCGATTCTGCTTCTTTTGTAGGAGCTTTTGAAGCAAAGTCACTCATCTCGTTATGAAGATCAGCACTATTTTTGTAAGCCTCGTCTACATCCTTTGCATCTTCTGCATACGCCTCAGGTGGTTGACTAAGATAAGCTAGCTGACCTGCAGCTCTCTCGTCTTCAATGTAAATCTCTGCTTGTTCTTGTAAAGTATCATTGAGTGTTTTACTAAACTTTGATAAAGCTTTGAGCTCGTAGTCTCTGTTTGTGTTGTTAAGGTCGCTGACTCTTTGCATTTCTTGAGTCTGCTGAGAAGCTTGCTCCTTCATTCCTTGGATTCGGTCTCGTCCCTGCTCTTTAATTTGAGTAGCCTCTTGGCGCATACGCTTAGAGGGGTCAATGACCGTACGGGCACGGAAGCCAATGGACTGTGCGCTACCTTGATATGCCATGTTTTTAAGAATTAGTTGGGGGTCTATCTAAACTGTAACCTGTACCATACGCAGAAGCTGCGCTTGATACAAGGTTACCAGCCAATGCAAGGCCAGAAGGTCCTTGTGCTTTAATTGGTTTGATTGGTGCAAACGAGGCCATGGGTGACAGCGGATCAGCAGGTAGATTGTTCCAGGCAGCAACATCAGC